GCTATACTTATCATATACCTCACACAATCTAGTCGAGCCATGTACGAATGGTCTTATGAGTATCTCGTCGAGCTTCCCGACGTAGAGCAGGAATCGTGCAAACATCTCGACGAGAATACGCAGGCACGGGACGTACATAATCTCGTCGAGCTTGTGCCCATTCCTGATGCATGATATAATAATCTAGTCGAGATTCTAACACGCATCATACTCTATGTCAACTCTTCTCAGTCAAAAACGCAAAGTCTCGGTCGAGCTCGAGCTCGACGCATACGCGGATCTAGACGTGCAGGTGCTGCGGGCGCTAGATTGGCACAAGATTCTCATGTTAGAATCAGATGAGACCGTACGTGTCAGTGTGCAAGAGGGTGAGGACCAGATCGATGAATTATATTATTCTCAATAGAGATTCGTTATTGAGAAAGAGAATTAGTAATATTTTATGGCAGGTTCCGTGACGAAGATTTTATAGTTCGTACCCTCGAACTTTTCTTACCTTTATTATAACAACTCAGCTGGCATGAATGCAACCTGCTATGTGCCACTAATTAAACTGTCACACTGAACCACCACGGGGTGGTTTTTTGGGTTATATTAAGAGTGGGAAACAAAACTGGCATCCATTGGGTTAGGTGCAAGTCCTAAACGTAAAAAGAAGTCAATGAGTTTAAGTCCACGTTTTTGTTTCTCGCACCCAATTTATTTCAGGAAGCAGATGAATTATCCACACGGGGTTTATGATTTTATCAAGTACGTTGATTCGTTCTACGGTACCAATGATCCGCTGTACCCGCTGATCGATCAGAATACAAAAGATCCGTTAAATCTTTATGATATCATGAGAGCAACGGTGAACTACGTAGAAAAATGCATGAAAGGTGATTTAGAGTTCGTGCACTATTCGTGGGGAGATGGTGATTCGCTTGACCGTGAGCGGGTACGTGATATCCTACTAGATGAATTCAACTACGGGTACGTATCATGACTGATCCAACAAGATGGGCGGTCCAACCCGCTTCGTGGTTTAACTTCGATGCCGATGGTGCCGTATACTGCGCGGACCTGGAGACTGCTTACCGTGTAGCGAGTGACCAAACCAGGTTTAGTGATCAAATTATTTGGAAGATGACTGCAGGTGATCCGATACGATGGATCCGTGTGACAAAAGACGAAGTGGCACAGTCTGCTTACCAAGGTGCGTGATGTGCGGTTATAATAAGTACATACCACACAAAAGGAATTTATTATGCCCAATTGGTGTAACAACAGAGTTGACTTCTACTCTGACGATACCAGTAAAATTACTGAACTTCGTGAAATCTTTGAAAGTCAAGACGTATTCGCAAAAATAGTTCCACCCCCAGACTGGCAGAAAGTACCACTAACCGCAGAGGATCAGTATGAATATTCATTCTCAAAACCTCGTGGTGAAGTTGGTGAATTACCAGTCGTCAAGGATAAAGGATTCGGTAAGGGTCTATACTTTCCGTCAACAGATAATAATGATGACAGATGGTATAACTGGAATGTGAACAACTGGGGAACTAAATGGGACATTGACGGCAATGATTCAGAAATTGATGGTGATGATTACAGTTTTCAAGTTGAATTTGAAACAGCATGGTCACCACCTGAGCAAATCTTTTATGCACTTCGTGAAAAATACGGAGAGACAGTTGACATTACGTGGTTCTTTGACGAACCAGGACAGCAAGTAGCAGGTTATTTGGGATCATGAACAGATACGAAATTACATGGGAGGAACAATTCCATCTCATAGAATTATATGATCTACTCAGAGATAATGGTACGATCGAAGACTTGCCACCAGAGATTACCACATTTTTTGAGAAGATCATGTCGTGATGTGACAGTTAACAAAGTGGCACATGGGGACTTTCGTAGTCCCCTTTTTCGTTTATAATAAAAGAGTAAAGCAAACAATCCACACATGAGAAAAATTGAACTTGAAATGAATGAAGCGATCAGAAATGGTCACGCATGGTCTAAGGATAACACTTGCGTTACTTATGACCCTACAAACAAAATGAGTGCGGAAGTATTCTTGCATGGTAATCACATTGCCACAGTTACTGATAATTCGTTAAAACTCTACTCTGGCGGTGGTTGGTTTACTAATACCACTAAGTCCAGACTCAATGCACTTATTAATGAGTTTTGCGAACCAATGTCTAATGGAATTTTTCAAAAGAATTGGAACTGGTACGTTCGTGCATTTAATACAATCACACCATTTCACGATGGCATTACAATCCCCGTGGTGTAATGACTCATGACGAAATCCGCAGAGCATCTACTGCTAAACTACGGGCATATCTTAAAGAGGATATCCCCGTAGAATTAGATGACATGATCAATTACGAACTTTACATTAGGGAATTTTCATGATGAAAACTAAACGTCAAATCAAACTATCCGTGTTAATGGACAAACTATGTGACCTCGGATGGGAATACACTTGTAATAGGATGTCACGCAGCGGTATGCAAACCTATGATGAGATTTTACAATACGTAGGGGCATTGAATTCTAATGAGCATTGGAACGAAGATGCATACATTGACAAACAATGTGACCATTAGTGGACAGTTAACAAAGTGGCACATGGGGAGGTTTACACCTCCCTTTGTCGTGTATAATAATAGTATACACAAACAGGTTTCCACAACATGTACGCAACTGATCGTTTTAAAATTGACAGAGCACCAGTAGTCGCAGCATCCGATGCAGCAGATGAATTACTTGAAATTTTCAACATGTACCCACAGGAAGATGGTAGTGATGAATACATGGCGGGTCTTTGTCGTGAGTTAGTATCACATTTAAACGAAGCATTAGGAGTAGAAGACTAATGAACAAAAATTACTACATTAAAGAAATCAGAGACTTAAGCAAAAACTATGATGCAGATGCCCAGTCAAAGATACTTGATGAACTTACAGATAAATTCTTTGATGTTAAAGGTATCAAAGAATTATATGACGTCCTTATGAAGGAAGTATATGGCGACGGAGGATTAAAAGGTTATTAAGTGTGACAGTTAATAAAGTGTCCACTATCACTTGCAACATGCCCCCTTTTATGGGTATAATAGTAGTATAAACAAACAAAGGTTTCCACAAACTATGTCAACATTACATCATGAATCCATATTTGAAGATTGTATGGAACAAGCAATCACAGAATTCTGTGAATCAAACAAATTAAACAGTAAGATGTTCAATTTGATCAAAGATCATTTAGGTGTTCAATTAGCACTTGATAAAAAAGCAAACTTAATATTTGAAGGGAGGTGTGTATAATGATTGAAAAATTCATTGAAGTTCCAAACACGAACATCCGAGAGAGAGTCCAAACGACTTTCGCATATGATTTACTTTATGACATGGCACAACAATATGGTCATGCCCAAATCGTATGGTATGCTCTTAATGGTAAAAGAGTCGTTGAAGGGGAGTATACTTCAAATGACTAATAAAAAGTTTTCACAGTACAAATCATTTAAATCCGAAAGGAGTAATGGTATTAACATTGAGTTGACACAAACTCAATACGATTATCTTTATGAAGTCGTTATGTTTGCATATGAAATGGAAGTCCCAGAGCAGAAAGAATGGGACATGCAAACCTTTGATAATATGCTTCATAATGTCACTAATGGTCAATCTACCATATTAAGTAACAACGTGAGAGGTGTACTGTGACAGTTAACAAAGTGGCACAAGGGGGGTTTCTTTTGATCTCCCTATTGTTTATAATAAGTACATAACAAACAAAGGTTTTCACACATGACCAAAACAGAAAGATTAATTAAAAGAATAAAGGAAGTTGATTCTTTTGAAAACATGGCATACGTTTGCGAAGACTTCGCAACTTTCATTGACGAAGTAAGCGAGTGGGGAGTAGACCACATTGCCCAAGTTGACTTTGACGATCCAGAGGTTAACGTCCCAATGATGAACGAATTTTTCGCATCATTCGGATGCACACCATCAAACCCACATCCAGCAGGGAGGTATGCGTAATGGTTGAAACATTTTTAACAATCGGTGTAATCGTCGTATTTGCGGATCTTAATGATCGCTTAAGTGAATACATCAGAAATAGGAAGCACTAATGAATTACGATGAAATCCTTAAGTGTTATGATGGTGTAACCGAACAACACGCAAACACGTCTTTTGAGTTCGGGTTAATGAACGACACCTATTATAACCTATTCAGAGAGCATGATGTATTAGAGTATGCCACTAAACAAACTGGCACATGACCTATACACAGTTCATATATAACCCCTTATAATAAGTACATACCACACAGGAGCATTCATGACTTCAACTTATCAAACAACTACAACTGACACAGACTACAACGGTTGGACTAATTATGAGACATGGAACGCAGCACTTTGGATAGGCAGCGATGAAGGACTTTATGACATCGCCCGCAGAGCGATGGACTGGTCACACTTACTTGAGATCTTCAACAACTATGGCATAGACACCACAGGAGACAAGGTAAGATGGGATGACCCATTAATCAACTCATGTGAGATGGATGAGATGCTGGAGGAACTCTGATCCTCTGGGCATTGGTCAGGCAAGGGTGGGCGACCCCAACGGAACATGCCCTTTATGTGTGGAGACCTCTGACCAAGTAAGACCCATTGTTTGTGAGGTGAAGTTCTGCCTTTATGGAGCAACAGACAACACCTCACCCTTATATAATACGTTAGGGGCAATGGTTATGCCCCTTTCTTATTGTGTGTTTAATCGCGTAGGTACCATCTAACCTACAGAGGTGACAATTCGACCTTTAAATATACTTCAAATGAAAATTTTTTCCGCCATATATAAACTCAGAGAGGGTCGATACAAATGAACTATAACTATCACGAAGTAATGGAAGTATACAAGAGACCAATGAGTGTCAGGTATATACCACAGATTTTCTGGGTGTTTGTATGCTTGATATCATTAACGTTATTTCCTACTATCACTCATGCAAATCACTTACCCGTGATGTACGTTCAAGTACCTCAATGGGCAGATGACTGGGCAGTCTGTGCTGTTGATATACCTGATGCAAAATGTCATTGGTATGTGATAGCACCTGATAATACATTCGGTGAAGGATTCTCTTGGGAAGATGCACCATGGTTTGATGCTAACGGATTAAATGATGTTGCACCTATGCAAGCATCAACAGTTGTGGAAAAATTACAAAAGAGATGAAGCACATTCGCAAAACAGTGATTCAACAAGATCCTCAAACAGGAGATCTATATGTTACAATTCCAGAAGAAGTCCTTAAAGATCTCACATGGGAAGAAGGAGATGTGGTAGAATGGGAGATGAAATCAGAAGTTGAACTTACTTGTAAATTTATCGATGAGGAAGAGGATTTGTAATCATGTATAATATTGTTATTAAAGATAAGGTAGTTTATGATCATCTCTCAAACGAAGAAAAAGATAATACACTCAAGATGCTCAAAACAATTATTGATAATAAGTTACTTAATGATTTCAAATACACATTCGATGACATTAAAGTAGAGGAGGTTTATGACTTCGACAACTAGCGTAACATATCACATTTACTTAAACGACAGATGTTTGTTTAAGAATTTAAATCAAGAAGAGTTTGATATAATATGGGGAAGAATATACCGTTCTTACTGGGATGGTCTTACATACACAGAATGTCTTGGTGATGTATGTACCGAAGAATCCTCTTATTGACAATGACTACATACTATAGTATGATAATGATGTAACCCACTCAAATTATGGCTAAAGGATTTACTGTAAAAGCAAAGACCCCAACTAAGGGCGGAAATAAAAAAGAACCAGAATACGACTACGAAAAAGCAAAAGAACTAATAAAAGGTAAGGCAGTTGTACTGTGCCTACCTGGTCGTGGTTGTTCATATGCATTCATGAAGAACTTTGTTCAACTATGTTTTGATCTAGTACAAATGGGAGTGAGTATTCAGATCTCTCAAGATTACTCATCAATGGTTAACTTTGCACGTTGTAAGGTATTAGGTGCAAATGTTCTCCGTGGTCCTAACCAAATCCCATGGGACGGTAAACTCAAGTATGATTATCAACTGTGGATTGACAGTGATATTATCTTTAACTCTGCACAATTTCTGCAGTTAGTTCTTATGCAGAAGGATATTGCTGCTGGTTGGTATATGACCGAAGATGGACGCACAACTTCTGTTGCTCACTGGTTGGAGGAGCAAGACTTCCGTACCAATGGAGGTGTCATGAATCATGAAACTGGTGAAAGTATGCAAAAGCGCCGTAAGCCCTTCACGGTGGACTACACAGGATTTGGGTGGGTACTGATCAAAAATGGAGTTTTTGAACACGAAGAAATGAAATATCCTTGGTTTGCTCCTAAGATGCAAGAATTTGAGTCTGGAGAGGTACAAGATATGTGCGGAGAAGATGTTTCTTTCTGTCTAGATGCGATTGCAGCAGGTTTTGAGATCTACTGTGACCCAAATATCAGAGTTGGACATGAAAAAACAAGAGTTATCTGATAGATATAACGTTTCAATCAAGGGTGTAGTGGCATGGAAGGATCTTTCAGAGGAAGAAATGTTCAATACTCTTGAAGATCTTGCCATTCAGTACTACGAAAAGGGGCATCCTAACGCAAAAGACATTAATGTAGAGGTAATTAAGTGAATACTATTGAAAGAAAACCGAAAAAAACAAAACAAGGGAAGGGTAGACATACAAAATATGCTGCAAGTTCCCGTAATTCCAAGAAAAAGCGTCCTAGAGGTCAAGGATGAACCTAATTTGCAATCTTCCTGCCGAAAAAGTTTGGGTACGTAAGGAATATTTGCGAGATCATCAAGATGGACATGGTGAATATGTAGAGGGCGTCTGGGTTTCGGCAAAATCGATACCTGGTCGCGCTTTTTACTTTGAGACATACCTACCAGAATACGGTGCAATGTTCGATAAACTGCCTATTAGTGCATTTGTCAGAGCACCAAAGGCACCAGATCCTGATATGACACTTGAAAATCTCCAATTTTGGAACTGTATGGACTATGGAGTCGTGGCAATCAACAAAGGTTTCGTCTCTTCAATGGATTGTGAGGTCTATACAAGAGATCATGGATTCATTAAAGGTCAATATTTGTTTACATTAGACAATTACCATGCAAATCCAGACGTAGTAGACAATAATGTAAGTGAAGTTCCACAAGAACACAAGTCTCATAACTGCATAGCACTCGAAAATGGGCAGTTTGCACTGTATCCTAACAATCGGATGCGTCTATATGACCTTTCTATCACTCCTGAGATGCCAAAGAAACCTGATTTTAAGGTTTCTACTATAGAATATCAAGTTGAGGCAGGAACAGACTGGGGAAGACTGGGAGATACTGATGAATATTTCTGGGAAACAGCAAAAGAGAGGTCAGTTAGCGAGTGGATTGACGAAAAAAGTGGAGAAATTGAGTAGTTGTAAAAAAAGTTGTCGTTAATACGTATAAATAAATTTAAAGCTACGATAATATGCCTATTTCCAATAGGATTACCTCAAAATCGTTCAAAGATATCAGTTTTTCATTCACACCTCACCCAGTAACGAATGATTTGCTCGTTGTTAAGAACGAAGATGCAATAAAGACAGCAATTAAGAATTGTGTTTTTACACTTCCTGGTGAAAAATTTTTTAATGCACAATTTGGATCGCCAATAAGAGATACTCTGTTTAATTTAATTGATGATGCAACTGCTTCTGTAGTTTCTGATACAATTAAGAACACAATTCAGTTATATGAAACTAGAGTTAGTAATGTTAGTGTTGAAGTTGAGTCTAGACCTGACCTAAATGCATTTGGAGTAACAATATTTTATGATATTATTGGGGATTTATCCTCAGCCCAAGCAATTTCGTTCATCCTAGAGGCTACAAGATAATGCCATCTAATAAGTTTACAAATTTAGACTATGAGGATATTAAATCCTCTATTAAAGACTACCTAAGAGCAAATACCGACTTTACTGGTTTTGACTATGAAGGGTCAAACATGTCGGTTCTTATCGATACATTAGCATATAACACATATCAGACTGCATTTAACACTAATATGGTTGTTAATGAATCTTTTATAGATTCTGCTACTCTTAGAGAGAACGTTGTTTCACTTGCTAGAAATATTGGTTATGTTCCTAGATCAAGAACTGCTGCACAAGGTACAATAAGTCTTAGTGTTACTGATCCAAGTAGTGTTATCAATGGAAATACACTGACTTTAAGAAAGGGTCTAGTTTGTACTGGTGATTCTTCTGGAACAACATATGCTTTTGCCATTCCAGAGGATAGAACAGTAGCAGTTGTAAATGGAGTTGCTGATTTTGGGCAGTTTGAGGTATATGAAGGAACATTATTATCAAAAGCATTTACAGTTAGTGGTCATAGTGAGCAGAAGTTTGTTTTAGATAATCCATTTATCGATACATCGACTATTAGAAGTGTTATTTTTAGACCTGGAGAGATTGGAGATGGTAGAAGATATAGATTAGTTGATAATATCGTTAAAATTACCAAAGACTCTGAAATTTTCCTACTTCAGGAGATTGAAGATGAAAAATATGAAGTTCTTTTTGGTGATGGATTTTTTGGTAAGAAATTAGATCCAAATACAGATATTAGAATCGATTATATTGTAACTGAGGGTAGAGAAGGAAACGGTGCTCGTAATTTTTCATTTGGAGGAGATTTTTATGATGGTTTGAATGTTAGTGTAAATCAGAGCACCCTAACTATCACGTTAACTACCGTTCAAGCCGCTCAGAGTGGCGATGAGATCGAGTCAATTAACTCAGTTAAGTATTATGCTCCTAGGTTATATTCATCGCAATACAGGGCGGTTTCTGCAACTGATTATGAAGCGATAATTCAGCAAATTTATCCCGATACTGAGAGTGTTTCAGTCGTTGGTGGTGAAGAGTTAGACCCACCACAATTTGGAAATGTCATAATTAGTATCAAACCAAGAAATGCTAACTTTATTTCTGACTTTACTAAACAACAAATTACAACTGAGTTAAAGAAATTTGCTCTTGCAGGAATTAATCAACAATTAGTTGATCTACAAATCCTAACTGTTGAGTATGATTGTTTTGTATATTATAACAGTAATATATTCAATGATGTATCTACTCTTCAAACAAGAATCAGTAATTCAGTTCAAAAGTATGCTAATTCCTTAGATCTCAATAAATTCGGTGGAAGATTCAAGTATAGTAAGTTCGTTAATATTGTCGATGATTCTGATAGATCGATTACGTCAAATATTACAAGAATCCAAATGAGAAGAGACCTTCGTGCAG